GAGATTTCCTTCATTGGTAAACTATTCTACAAATGATATTGGTACAGACTCAAGAGGAGCTGGATCTTTTAGAGATAATGCTAACAATGTTTATAACTTTGTAGCTAGTAATACAAATATTTATCAATTAGATGGTGGTGTATTTACTTCTAGAAAAGGATCTTTAACTGGAGCTAATGACGATTTTTGGACATTTACTCAGTTTGGTAATTATGTAATAGCTTCAAATGGTGTAGATTTACCTCAATATTTTTTAATGGGTACATCTACTAATTTTGCTGATTTATCTTCATTAGGATCAGGTGTTCCTAATTTTAGAGTTTCAGGTGTAGTTAGGGATTTTTTAGTTACTGGTAACTTGACAACAGGATCTAACACAATACAATGGTCAGGAATTAACGATATTTCAGAATGGACTCCTGGTACTAAACAATCAGATTCACAAGACCTTCCAGGTTCTGGTGGACAGATAGTACATATAACTTCTGGAGAGATCGGTTATGTATTTAGACAAAACCAAATAATCCGAATGGACTATGTTGGTGGTGCAACAGTATTTAGACTATCAGTTATATCTCCTAATAGAGGAGCTGTATATGGTAGAACAGTATGTCAGGATAACAGACGTGTATTCTTTTATGCTGATGATGGTTTTTTTGAAATTAATGGAGATCAAGTTATTTCTATTGGTGCAGAAAAAGTAAACAGATTTTTTGATACAGATTTAAACAAAGCATTTGCAGATAGAGTTTGTGCTGCTGTAGATCCATTTAACCAGTTAGCATTATGGTTATATCCAAGTTCTAACAATGCAACTAATACAACTGGTATTTGCGATAGAATATTAATTTATAACTATGCAACTAAAAAATGGTCTTTAGCAAATACAAATGCTAGTACAATATTTTCTCAATTTGTAGGAGCTTATACAGTTGAGCTAATGGATATTATATCTCAAAACTTAGATCAGATTAATATTGCATTAGATACAGATTTTTGGTCAGGTGGACAATTATTACTTGGTGCAATAGATAACGAATACAAAGCAGCTATTTTTTCTGGTACTGCAAATCAAGGAGAATTAGAAACAAGTGAAGTTGAATTGTTTCCTGGTTTTAGAAGTAACATACAATCTATTAGACCAATAGTAGATGCACAAGCTTCAGTTACTATTAAAACTAGAGATAGATTAGCTGATAGTATTGTTGAGTCTAGTGAAATATCTATGAACTCAACTGGTATCAATCCAGTAAGACAATCTGGAAGATATGTTAAAATTAATGTTAAAACACCTAGTGGTGTAGCTTGGTCAGATGCTCAAGGTATTGATTTAGTTGCATCAAGAGCAGGATTAAGATGACAGATAGAACAGACGTTGATAACGTAAGATATAGTTTTGAAACTCAAGAGTTTTTCCAAAGACAAATTGAAGAAGCTATAAACACACTTATTAATGAAAAGAATCAAGAAAACAATAAAGCATATGCTTGGTTTATGGGAGACTAAATGGCAGGTATTAAAGACTATTCAACAACTAATTTAAATAACTCAGATCTAAATGGTATAAGTGTTGCAGAAGGGATGCTACCTTCTCAACTTAATAATGCTATTAGAGCATTAATGGTTAATACTAGAGAATGGTATAATGATTCTCAATGGGTAATTTATGGTGATGGAGATGGAGCTCATACATTAGCTTATGCTAGTGCTACTTCATTTACTGTTGCTGGTATAGATGTAACTTCTATTTACCATGCTAATCGTAGAGTTAAAGCAGTAGGATCTACTACTGGAACAATCTATGGAACAATTAGTTCTTCAACTTTTTCAACAGATACTACAGTTAATGTAACTTGGGATTCAGGATCTTTATCTAATGAATCTTTAACTATTTATATTGGTGGACTTTCAGCTACTAATAGTTCTATTCCAGAAGGAATTATTACAAGTGCAACATTAGCAGATGGTAGTGTTACTACAGTTAAAATCGCAGATGCAAATGTTACTAATGCTAAAATGGCAAGTAATGCTATTGCTGCATCTAACTTACAAACAGATTCAGTTACAACAGCTAAGATTATTGATAGTGCTGTAAGCACAGCTAAGATAGCAGATAATGCAATTACTACAGCAAAAATTACAGATGCTAATGTAACAACAGCAAAGATTGCAGATTTAAATGTTACATCAGGTAAAATAGCAGCTGATGCTATTGATGGATCTAAAATTGCAGATAATAGTATAGATTCTGAACACTATGTAGATGGATCTATTGATACAGCTCATATTGCAGATGATCAAATTACAACTGCTAAAATAGCTGACAGCAATATAACTACAGCTAAAATTAATGATGATGCAGTAACTGCTGACAAAATAGCAGATGCTGTTATTGTAACTAATGCTGAACATTCAGCACATACACCAGATGATACTACATTCTTTACGACATCAGCTTCTGATGCAAGATACTTTAGACAAGATAGTTCTGAGACTATATCTTCAGGAGATACTTGGAGTGCTTCTGATTCATATATAGCTACTACTTCTGCTATTGATAATAGAGTTATAGATCTTGTTGATGATGTAGGTGGATTTGTACCTGTTGCTAATGAAACAAGTTTTCCAACAGCTAACCCAGATGTTAATAATGGAACAGGAACTATTGTTAGTATTTCAACTATTGGAACTACAAGAACTCCAACAGCTGGAACTGTAACTATAGCTAATGGTTCTGGATCAAATACAGTAACAATTACTGGATGTGGATCTACAGTTTTAACTGCTGGTTATGGTTTATTAGTAGAAACAACTACAACTTTACATACTTATACTTTTCATAGATTAGTACCTAAAGCAACTGAAGTAACAACTGTAGCTTCTATAAGCTCAGATATTACAACTGTTGCAAACAATGATACTAATATTACGACATTAGCAAATAATGATGCTAACATAACAACTGTAGCTGGTATATCAGCAGACGTAACAAGTGTTGCAAATATAGATTCAGATGTAACAGCTGTAGCAAATGATGCAACTGATATTGGGATTGTATCTACAAATATTGCTGATGTTAATACTGTTGCAGGTCTTAATACTGAAATTGCTTTAATTGGTACTACAGCAAATGTTAATTCTATAACAACTGCTGCTAATAATCTTACAGATATTAATTCTTTTGCTAATACTTATTTAGGCCCAAGTGCTTCAGCTCCAACTCAAGATCCTGATGGATCAGCTTTAGATGTTGGAGATTTATATTTTGATACTACTTCACAAAGCATGAAAGTGTACTCATCTAGTGGGTGGATTCCTGCTGGATCTAGTGTAAATGGAACTTCTGCTAGATTTGTTTATACAGCTACATCAGGTCAAACAACTTTTACTGGTGCTGATGATAACGCAAATACACTTGCTTATGATGCAGGATTTTTAGATGTATATTTAAATGGTGTTAAATTATTAAATGGTACAGATTTTACAGCGACTTCAGGTACTTCTATAGTATTAACTGTAGCAGCTTCTACATCTGATGTATTAGATATAGTAGCTTATGGAACATTCCAATTAGCAAACTTTAGTATTAATGATGCTAATGATGTTTCAACAGGTGGAGTAACTGATGGTCAGGTATTGACTTATAATGCTTCTGCTGGTACTTTCCAACCTGGAAATGCTAGTAGTGCAGAAGTATATGGCTTCAATAAAGATAGTAATGGTAATCTTATAGTTACTACTACTAATGGTGGAGCTGATGACATTTCAAGTGCAACATACGCCACATTTGATGATGTTTTATTTAGTGCGAGTGGATTTACATTCTCACTTTCTAATGGCGAACTAATAGCTACAATTTAAGGAGAAAATATGGCTACAATTAACTTAGGCAGTATTAAGTTCAAATGGCAAGGAGCTTATGCTGGTGGAACAGCTTATACAGTAGATGACGTTGTATCTTACAATGGTTCGTCATACATTTGTATTCTAGCTAGTACAGGAAACTTGCCAACTAATGCTACTTACTGGGAACAAATGTCTTCAGCAGGTACTAATGGTACTGATGGAACAGATTTAGGAACAACATTAACTACACAAGGCGATATTGTTTATAGAGATGCGTCTGGTCTTCAAAGACTTGGTGCAGGAACAAGTGGACAATTATTGCAATCTGGTGGTACAGGAGCAAATGTTTCATGGACAGATGCACCAGCTGGAATAACTGAAGCTGACCAATGGCGACCAACAACCTCAACAAGTGGTGGTGGTACTGATGTAACAGCTTGGGAAAGAGCAGATACTGCAAATCCTGGTTATATTGGTTCTGGTATGACACATAGTTCTGGTGTTTTTACCTTTCCATCAACAGGTATTTATTTAGTTAGACTGATTGCAGTTTTTTATAATAGTAATGTTACAGATTATTTAGGCATAGAAATGAAAACTACTGTTGATAATTCTACTTATGTAAGAGCTGCTATTTCTTATGATAGTGTACATACATCAGATGCTTATGCAAGTATGAGTTTAGAATTTATGTTTGATGTTGAAGATACTTCAACACACAAAGTTAAATTCACTTTAAATAATGTACAAAATGGTACATCAACTTTATTAGGTGGTACTACAAGTAATGAAAGTTCAGCAACATTTATAAGATTAGGAGATACATAAGATGGAATTTATAAATTTAAAATATTATGAAGCTATTAAAGCAATTAATAGTAATTTTAATGGTTCAGTTTCTGGTAATACAGAAGATGATTTAGTAATTAATTGGAATGGAATACAAGAAATTTCTGTTGCAGATATAAAAACTAAAATAACTGAAATGGAAACTGTTAAAACAAATGAAGAAACTGCTAAAGCAAATGCTAAAGTTTCTGGCAATCAAAAGCTATTAGACTTAGGATTAACACAAGCTGAAGCAACTGCATTAACTGGTTATACACCACCAGTAGCAGAGTAATTAAAATCGTAGGAGAAACTTAATATGAC